GTAACATCCGTGATATAGATTGAGCCAACACACAACTGTCCTGCCGTAATGTCCCCAGCGTTCTGCCTGACGTGAATGTATATCTTGTTTGCGTCTCCTGAGGTCAGAAGGTCGATGCGGTCATCTACACCAACCCCGTAGAGATCCAGGGCAGCTGCATCAGCTGAGATGTACACAGAGTCTAAGATCTTGCCTTGAGCGACTGTGAGGGTGCCTCCAGTGCCGCTGGCACTGCTCTCGACCCGAGTGACTCCAGTGTTGGTTGTGGCACCTACGCTGTAGCGCACGCCGTTTCCGGATCCGTCATCAAGCGCTTTAAGCGTGACCGTGATTTTGTAGACCCGTTCCGGATCGAAATCGAAAGGGAAGGCAGGACCAATGGTAGTATTGCCACCAAGCTCAAAATCAAAGCATTCCCCAAAATCAGCATCGTTTCTGCGGAAGGTTCCGTAGATCCCAAGGGTAGGTTTTTCCAAAGTAACTGATTGGTTGAATGTGTCCCGTCCCCAGCTGGTGCGGGGAACCCGCAAGATGGCTCCGCCCATGGGAGCAATACTGGCCTCGTTGTCTGCGCGGATATCGTCGATACCTTCAACCATGGAATCGAAGCTGTAATCCGTCAGGAACGTATTCAGTCGGGCATTGATATCAGCAAGGTCTTGCTCTGCGTCACCTGTACGCTGATCCAGCAAAGGCAAGGAGGAGCCAAAGATATCGTCAACCGATGCATTGAAATCATCTACCATGCTTTGGAACTGCTGCTGGGTCAGCGTGTTGGCAAGCAGAGCTGCATCGTAGTCAGCACCAATACCGGCTGTAATTGTCTCAACTGTTGCGGTGATAATATCCTGATAATCGTTATCCAGGTAGTACTGCAGATCCGAAGCAGTTCCTGTAATCAGGTCTTTGACCTTCTGGATCTCAATGTCGGTGTAGGAGTTGGCTAGAAGCTTGGCGCCGTAGATCTCAGTCGATGCCTCATCAGCCCGATCTTTGGCAAGATCAGCTGCAGACTGGGCCACATCAATCCGGACAGAGTGTAGGTCCAGCCGGTCAGTAAATTCCTGGCTCTTCTGAATCAGGGCTGCATCCTGAACAGTCTGCTCTGTTTGCAGAGCGTCAATCTCCGCCTCAATGCCTGGGAGCCGAGTTGCGTCCGTGTAGTCAGCCCAGGCCTGGAGATCGGCTACAGCCATCATACCCACCCATTCGCAATGAAGCGGGAGTGGTCGTCAGAGGTACTGTTCTGCAGCAAATCCAGATCGGTGACAGACAGGCAAACCTGCTCATACTGGTCATTCAGAATACGGGAAACCGCCATGTTCTCCTCACCCCGCATTCCAGCGAATACTCGAGAGGCAATCTTGAACAGCAGCGCTTCTTCCAGAATGGGCGCCAGTTCGATTTCTTGGGCAAGGTCAGCCGGGTTTACCAGCTCCAAGTGGCGAGCTTGATATTCAACTGTCAGCAGCTTGCCAACTTCGAACTGCGTGTCATCCTCCAGCTCAGGCAGAATGATTTTGTTGAATGTCAGGGTGCGCACAGCGTTTACTGCTGCGGTATCATTGAGCGGCAGCATGGTACCATCTGCATCCTTGATGCAGAGAATCTTGATCAGGTCCCCAGCAAAAGGCTCGGTCACGGTATCGGCCAAGTACCGCGGGCTGGTGTTCCCAACATCCGTATCGCTGTCGTTATGCAGAGGGTCAAAATGGTAACGCCGAGTGTCAGCCGTAACCCGCAAGGCAACATAATTCATATTACACGTGAATCGGCTGTAGAGCAGAGTCAGCGCATGATTGGCATGGCTGATGATCTTCGGCTGGGCGTCTACAGAGATGGTCCCATCCCCGTCCATGCCCATGGCAATATCGCTCAGCTCCCCGTAGGAGAGGCGTGCAAAGAGTGAACCAACATTCATGGGGAGACTCCACTTATACGATGTAGGATGTCATGGGAGAACGCTCATCAGCGAACTCCCCGTCAAATTCCCAAAGATCGTCATTTTGGGAGACTGGGGCCTCTTCGCTTGGCTTCCATGCCTTTAGATACATGAGCATTGAAATGGTGTCTATGGCGTCGTCGTGTTTGCTCTTGAAGCCTTTGATGGTTGCCAGGGAAACTTCCTGAATAAATTCACCCATGATGAGGGAGGTTCTCATTTGTGCCGGGAAGTAGATCTTGCCTGCTTTGAATAGCGGTACCACCAAGTTGAAGCGGGAAAGCTTATCAACTTCCGGCCGGATTCCCGGCTCCCCATTCTTACCTTGGGTGAAATTGAACCAGACATTCCGGGTCATCATTTCTGTCTGGATCCACTGAATGAACGCACCCTGCTGTCCCGAGATCTCCACAGCGACGGACTGCGGCTTGTACTCCTGAACCAGTTCGAACAGGTCATTGATGTTGCGGTCCATGGTCTGCTTTACGCAAATCCCGTCTACCCAGAACCAATCACCATTGGCGTTATAGGCCCAGACCGAGATGACAGAGAAATCTGCCGACTGCTTTGCCTTGGTGGCAAAGTCAGTCGTGATGTAGAAGTTGAACTTGTTCCGGTTATCCAGAAGAGCCGATCGATCATACCAGCGGATTTCTGTATCTTGGATCAGACGCTCCTCAACAGAGGAAATGCGCAGCATGAGTTCTTGGTTGAAGGCAGCCAACTGGCCAGTCACAACAGCAACTTCATACTGCTCCTTTACAAACTCGTAGGTGAAGCGGTCTTCCCAGGCTCCGTTGAATTCTGCCTTGGTGCACGGGAACCGCTCACAGATCGGCCAGACGTTCACATGCCAGCCGCCGGATTCCACAGCCTCATAGAGGATGTCGCCCTTGTTGAAAGGTGTACCGTTGAAGATGATCTTGCGGCGACGTGGATCAAGAGCATAGTCAATACCCTTATATACCGTGTCTCTGATTGCCTCCATCGAGACTTTGGACTTGGCATCATCATCAGACACAAGGTCGTCAAGGACGGCCAGTACAGGGCGTTTCCCAAAGATCTTAGTACCACGCAGGCCAGTCTTTGCCCCGAACATTTTGCAGCCAAGGATGTTGCCTTCCTTGGATCGGGTTTCCATGTAGTTGTCTGTGAACTTTGCGTAGGGCAGCCACTCCTGCAAAAACTCTGAATTATGGTACCGGAATTCAATGTTCTTGCGTGCAGACTTCACACCGTTGTCCATGGAGTCTGAGACGTAAATCATGCCCTCGATTTTCCCGAACCCGTCAATTTCGCCAAAGACGGCAACGTAGAGGTACAGGTACTCGAACATCAGAGTGGTCTTGGCTATACCTCGAGCACAGAGGTTGGCAATCCGGTTTTTCTGCCCAGCAATCTCATCAAGCATTCGCAGGTGAACAACGGGGGTGAGGTTCTGTTCCCCCTCCTCGCCATTCACCAGCTTAATAAAATTCATGAACTTCAGCGCAAACCCAGACGGAATGTACTGGCCGTGGTTCAGGTCATTGTAATCAACCTGATTGAGCCAACCATCCACAGACTGCTTACGCAGCCCTGAGGCAGCCAGCGAGGATGTCAGGGCGTCTTCTACCAAGTCTGCGGGATCCAGGAGTTGCATGAGTCAGCTCAATTCACTTCTGGGGCTTGGGTTGGAGCTGGAGCCTTGAGCTTTTCGTTCTCGGCCGCCAGCTCCTGGATCTTCTGGGTCATCGCATTGATTGTGCGCTCTGCCTGTCCGAGCTTGGCCGAGGTCTGGCCCAGGGTCATGGTGATCGACTGGTTCTCCTCAACAAGGTTGTTGATGGCTTTCTGGATTTGCTCTTGGGTCGGCTGGGTCATCTGGTTAGTCCTCAGAGGTTTGTGGTGAAGGTTGGGGGTATGGCAGCTTTTGCCGTGACCGCATCGGTGACGCGAGCTTCAATTGCAGCACGGGCGCCTGGATTGAGCATCTCAGCCCAGCCAAGAATAAGCTCACGCCGCTCATCCGCTGTCGCCCCTTTGATTGCAGTGAGATCAACATAGGAGTCTGCATTGGTCGGCATCGGGAGTTGGAGCGATCCGGGATCTGAAACCACGACCAGAGCCCTGCCTTCACCCAGGTCGTAAATGCCCATGCATTCCCAGGTGACTTGCGAGATCACATTGGCAAATTCGATCCCTTCGGGCGAGGTGTAGGAAGGGAGGATCCTGGCTTCGAGTTGCCATTCAATGGTGACGGTCATGCTTTGGTCCTTTCGATTGTGCCGCTTCGAGAACCTCGATGCGAGCCATCGCTTCTTGCAGCGCCTTGACTGCCTTCAAGACAAGAATTGAATACGCAACGGTCTTGAGGCCATCCTCACCAGTTTGAACAAGACCGGGAGAGGTCGCTTCCAGTTCTTGCGCGATGACGCCAAGCTGGCGTGTCTTGTTTTGGTCAGCGATGAAGTTGAAGTTGCAGAGACGGTACACCTTCACATCCTCCCAC